TAGGTATCAACTAAAACACGTGTGGTTTCAGGAACATCAGATTCAAATAATTCAGGATCATCTTTTTTGAATTTCCATATTTTAGTTAGCCTATCACCATAAAGAGAAACATATTCACCTCTATCAGCTTTCTCATAAGCATATCTACTATATGGGAAAGTGCGGTATCCCAATTTATCATCCCAAATGTGCACTAAATTCTTTTCTCTTTGATAATAACAATTTTGATACATCTATTCTTTTAATTTTTTATGTAATTCAATAAGCATCTTTCCTTCATTTTCTGAAAGTTCTAATGCTCTTTCAATACTTTTTTGTTCTCTTTCTTTTCTATAAGTATCGTCATCCAATATCTTGTCTAATAGTTCAAATAGGTCTTTTTTAAATTTAAAGAACAATCCGTTTGGTTCTATTTCCTGATAACATAGTGATTCTTGATATATCATTGGTGTACCATTCATCAAGCAATCCGTTGCCGATACACTCCAACCATAATTTGTTTGCCTCATTTGAATACCAACTTTACATTGTTGTAATCTACCATAATATTCATGCTTTGGAAGTTTAGTAGCATCAATCCAATTATGTTCCGGTGTTCCTTTTAATTGAGGCACCCATACACTAAAATCTTGTCTACGTTCCCTATATTCTTCCATCAATTTAATGAAAGCGGGATAACCTTTATAAGCTGCTGCTCTATGATTGAATACTATAATATTTCGTTTTTCTTCCGATGCTGATTCTATTACATTTTGTTTTGGTAAACCTAAGTTCCATACCACTAAAATATCATCTAGCTTTTTAACAAACTCATCATTGAACCAAATCTTAGCTTCTTCTAATACTCTATTCTTTTGGTCTTGTGTATTAAGGTAGCAAGTTTCCATTTGAGATATACCTAATAATTCAATTGGCATCCATCTCCATTTATTTTTTCTATCTTCCGCATTGCAGGATTTCATTTCCCACCAATGGCAATATCCAATTATTTTAGTATCAAATGAATTCTTATATCTTCCAACTTGAGGCCAATCAGGCAAATGTGAATAGATAACATCATACTCTAATGTTTCTAACAGCTTATTGAAATCCGGCGGATAGGTACGCATTTTAATCATATCACCAGAGAAGGGTAAGATATGCTGCTTTACATTTAGTAAATTCAATTTCTTAACCGGCTCGGGTAGTATAATATTCCAAAAGTATTCTCCGTGTTGCTCTAAACCTTTTATATGGTTATAGATAACATCAACGAATGAATCCTTTTCTATATTAGCGGAATTGGTGATATTAGGTATCACCAAAACACGCCTTGCTTCTTTACTTAATTGCCCTTCCCAAAAATTCATTAATCTAATTGATTTGTAATTGTTGTTTGCATTTCAATAATTTGAAATGTATATTTAAGTGGATGTAAGAAATATTTTAATTTTGCAATTGCATCCGGTTGATAATCTTGCTTCCACTTATCTTCAGCAGCTGGTCCGTTGTGATGAACCAATATAACCAACTTTGATTTTGTCTTTTCTCTACTTTTTGTTTTCTTATCAATTTCAGTTTCACTAAATATATGATTAAAAATATTATCCCACTTAAACATTGCTGATGATAAAGCTATACACATTGTATCTTTATCTTTAGTACTATCTTTTTTTGCTTCCAAAGCTTTCTTACCAGACCCAGTTGTATAATCAATCCACAATTGATTGGCCTTCTTTAAATCATCTTTATCTATTTCTTTCTGAGCTTCTAAAAGAATTGATTTTATTTGTTTATTTGTAAACTTCATTTCTTTAAGAAACTCTTTGTTAGATGAATCATTTACTGGTACTCCTTTTAAGTGTTGAGTTTGGATATATTTTATCATATCCAACTTACTAGCACGTTGCTTTACTACATCAGAAGGTCTATTTAAAAGATTACCAACTGCTATTAATTCCTCATTTGTATATTCATTATGTACATCTTCAGGAATTACAGCAACAATAACATCTCTACCATGCTTTGATTTAAGAATACCAGCAACTGTATGGTTTCCATCAATAATAACATTATTACCAGCTTGTCTAGCTTTAGCTACAACCACTGGGTTACATTTATCAGTATTTCCACCCGCATCATCAATCTTTTCTGAAATTTCTCTTACATGCTCAGGATTTTCTAAAAACCTTACCTGTAACTTAAAGTACTTACTTACTTCTTCTATTGATTCTTTTGTATCCAATGTAAATTCGCCATTTTCAATTCTTGCAACTAACTCCTTAACTTTATCCACATCAATTGGTTTATACTTTGGAGCTCCATTTGTTAAATTGAAATACATAGGATTGTTTTTAGCATCAGCTTCAGAAAGTATTTTGTGTTCCGACACAGTCATTTGATTATAATCACCATATTCTAAAATTTCAAATTTAAGATTAGAATCGGTATTAGATAATAGTTTATTAAACTCTTTATTTTGTGATGAATGCCAATAACCATCACCAACATATCCTTTATGGACACCAACATATACTCTATTGGTATCCATATCGGTAAAACGATATAAATATCCCTCATATGTAGTGGGCATATTTCCTAACTGAACATCTTTAACTGATTCCGGTTTATTTGCAAATAAATTCATTCTTTTATGTTTTATGATTTTAAAAATTTTACTATGTAAAGATACGAAAAATCCCCCAATTTGCCAAATAAATTAGGGGATAATTTATAATCAATTGATTATCAATGAGTTACATATTACCAATAGTTTTCAGCCCCTTCAGGTGCTACATAATTCGTTTCATGTCTTACCACTTCGGTGTTAAAATCGGTAGCACTTTTTGGATATGATTTGATGGGATGTTTGAGTGCCTTCATCATAGCCTTTCTTTCTTTCTTATCTTGTGGAAGTAATTGTACATATCGGTGCTTTGGTGGCTCCATTCTTCTCCAAAAGTATTGATAACCTTCTTTACCAATTTCATTTTTTAAATGCTCTAAGTTACCACTACCCCATTTACTGAATACAGTTCTACTATGAATCCATTTGTAAGGATTTTCTTGCAAAGATATACCCCAATTTGGCATTAATGCAATATCAGATGAAATACCCTGATATATCCAATTGGTAGCTTGATAAATTGCTCCTAAGTGTTGTTGTCCTGCATCAGCATAAGATAGTAACAACTTAATATTTTTATCATTTTCTTTAATCCACTTAAACGATTGTGATATTGCATATGATTCAATATTAGAACCATAACCATCATCACAATACAAACGGGTCAATTCTAAAATGTTATCTTTAGTCAATCCTTCACAAACAGATGTTGCTGCTTTTGCTCCAACAGGGAATCCGTAAATAATACAACCTATAAGTTTATCACCATCAAAGGTCATAGCATCTTCTGATTTATAATAGATACCTAATGCATAACGGCAAGATGTCCAAGCGTGAGTATAGTGTCTCTGAACAATAATATCTTTTGCGATATTTTTAGCTATTGGTGCGATGTACACTTTACTTACATCACAATATTGTTTACCTTCTACTTTCATTACCAGAATTTCTTTTTATCTTTTTTAGGTGGATTGGTTTCCAATTCCTTTTTTAATTTCTTTTTTTCAGCCGGCGTTAGGTTTGTCATCTTCTGCCATTCTTCCAACTTTTCCCAACTATCAATTATATAATAACCTTCCTTATCCTTTGTTAGCTTTGCCATTTGCTAATGCTTTTTCCAATGTTGATTGTTTCTTTTCCAACTTTGCCAACTTTGCTCTTTGCTTCATTTGTTTATCATAGCCGGCTGGATATTTGTTTGTTACTTCAATAGGTCCATTTGGAAATTTCTTTAAATCATATTTCCAAACTGATTCAACCCCATCATCATCTTTATATACGTGTTCAAACTTTGTGGGTTTTTCTATTGGTCCTTTAGATACTGCCATATCATAAATTTATACAAATATACGAAATTATTCTGAAACTACCAAATCTATCGGGTCCATTCTATGAACTTCATCAATAATATCCAACTCTACCTTTGGATACGGAAAGACCTCATGTTTAAGTGATTTTAAGAGGGCTTTACGCTCCTTCTTATCTTTGGTTAGAATATACACATATCGGTGCTTACGGGGTTCTCTTTTAATCCAGAATGGGCTTGTAACCATTGTCTGAATTATCTTCGGGTCATTCGTTCCGTACTTCACATAAGATGTCCGAGAATGATGCCATTCATCATCTTCACTCCATTTGAAACTCCAACTATCTGACCATCTGATTTTATTACCCTGATATATCCAATTGGTAGCTTGATATACCGTTCCTAAGTGCCCAGCATTTGGGTCTGAATAAGATATAAGTGCTTTGATACGAGGTACATTAGTTCTTAACCATTCGAAAGTTTGTCCAACGAACCAACTTTCAATGTTACTACCATACCCATCGAATACGAATAGTCTTGTCAATTCTAATACACCATCTCTAGGAAGTAATTCGGAAATTGATGCTCCGGCGTTTCTACCAACCGGGTCACCATAACAGGCAACTCCAACTAATTGTTCGTTTACACCACTAAAAAAATTATGTTCATCTTCGGATATATAAAACAAGCCAATAGCATAGGATACCTTTGTCCATATACCACTGTAATGGTTATTGACAATAATATCCTTTGCAATATTCTTATTGATTTCTCTTATTGAGAATTTGGATATGTCACAATATTGTTTTCCTTCTACTTTCATATACTACCAGACCAAAATTCATTTAGATGATTCCAAGTTTTACGTTGGATAATCTTCATTACATTGGCTGGGGAAACTTTATTGTTTCTTGCAATCACCTTTACGTTTCGGTGACCCATATTCCATAATCTTCTGATGTTTAGAACTTGCTCATCTGTCAGTTTAGCGGCAGGATGAGTTTGCCCTCTTAAAATAGCCATGTAACCTTTATTAATATTTTTTATCCTATTGCTTCATTGATAGCGTTTTTATAAGCTACCTTTGAAGTTAATCCTTGAAATCTTTCAACAACAACACCATCCTTTTCAACAATAACTAATGGAATTGAAGTTACATTATATTGTTGTGCTTCATTTGGAGAATTATCTACGTCATATTCAATGAAAGTTGCCTTACCATTAAATTCTTCTTTTAATTGTTCCAAAACAGGTTTTAGCATTCTGCATGGTCCACACCATTCTGCTCCAAATTTTTTAATCGTTACCATCGTTTATTGTTTTATATTGTTTTTCTAATTCTATATTTCCTTTTATGTGTTTAGGTTCGTAAGGACAGTGTCTACACCCATTACCACAACAATAGCCACGCTCTATGTGGTATTCAGGTGTAAACACTATCCTACTACCTTCAAAGTAATACAGCTCCTCTCTTTCTTTATTTAACTTCACAAGCTCCCCCTGCACATGCCAACTCACCACTTAAGTCAGTTGTATCTTCCAATTCTACAACTTTACTTAAATCAACATCATGTAATGTTTTCATAAGTTCTTCGTACTTCTCTTTAGTGCAATCTTCAAATGGAGCTTGAATATAAGTTCCACCATCATAAGGTAATACTGAAAGTCCATTGTAGAATTCTTTATTATCCCACATCCATTGCCCAACCGCATCCCACTCATGCTCTCTAATTGAGATTGTAGCAGATACGTTGTGTGTATTGTTACCACTTCTATGCCCTGGCTTAATCCATTCACCATGCACTCTCTTAACTCTTTCCAATAATTGAATTGGAGATTCGGTTCTAAAAATTGCATCTGCTGGAGCCATTTGTGGAATACCAATTACCGCAGTATCATGTGGTCTAAAATATTCATCTTCTACCAATTCAGGGTGATGTATTACTAAGTGAGAATAAATTGCTTCATTCTTACCCACCCTTACTCTACGAATATAATAATCATTGTGCCAAGCGTGAATACCGGATGATGTTCCCAAAGTTAATGATGTAGTTCCAGCAGGCTTAACAGTTGTAGTTCTAGCCGATGCGTTGATACCCATAACTTCTGCTAATCTTTTGTTTTCTACTTTAACAACTTTAGCTGCTTCTTTCATATCTAACTTTAATACTGCACCACTTCCGATACCAGTCATAGATACTCCGATAAGTGCATCCTTTTCAGTTGTTCTTTGCCAAATAGGTCTTAGATAATGGAAATCAGTATATCCAGCCTGTAATGTTCCAATGAATGATGCTGCTTTAACTCTTTCGTTTAAATCTTTTTGGTCAACTACATCAGAAACATTTACTTCACATAAGTTACAGAATTGGAAAGGTCTTAATGCAATCTCACAACAAGGATTAGTTCCCCAATCTTTATCGTTTGATAAGTAGATACCAGGTTCACCTGCTCCACTTGCTTCAATTCTTTTCCATAAATCCATAAAATACTCTTTGGTAATTTTATGTCTCATTAATACTGCCGAGTTATTTGCTCTACCTCTTTGTGGATTATTTTCCCACCATGCACCACTCTTACAACTAATCATTTGCTCATCAGTTGCGGAGAATAATGCAATCAATGCTGCTCTACGGATACCACCTGCTAATACTGCATCGGCAATGTGACAAACCATATCATGCACTTCAATTGGTTTTAATTTCTCACCATCTTTTTTTGCATCTAAGATACCTTCCAATTTGATAAGGCACTCTTTCAATGGTTGAGGACCAGGTGCTTTACCACCAGATGTTACCAATCGTGCTCCCTTCTCTCTAATATCTCTAAAATCAAATACCGGCTTACTACCACCAAAGAAATATGCTTTTACAATTACTGAAACTGCATCAGCCCATCCTTCAATAGAATCACCGATTAAAAATCTTCTTGTCTTATCAGCTGATGGCTTCCTGATTTCAGGCAAAGCATCAACGTGATGTTGTTGTACTGAATAACCTACTCCCGTCCCACCTAAAAGTAAGAACATAATTTCTGAAAATACTCTCCAATCATCAACCGGCGCAAATGCACAGTTGTATATTCTATTTGGTGACAATTCAATTGGTTTACCAGCGAACTGCATTGAACGCATTGAAGGTAAAACCTTTTTATCATATACGAGTTTGTAGTTCTCTCTAATTTCTGCTTCTAATTTTGGGAACTTCTTAATATGCATATTCATATTACGAGTTACCAATTCTTCCCAGGTTTCCCTTCTTTTTAATTCTGGTCTGTACTTTGCGTACTTCATATAGACCGTAATCTCTGATAAAATTCTTTGTGAAATGTCCATTTGTTTTGTAAAATTTAAATGTTTGTGAGTTTGATTTTTTCAGGAAAACCCGAAAATAAAAAAATAAATATAAGGCCTCTCACCAAACGATTCAATTTTGTGGATAAAAAATCCACTTTTCTTTAAATTTTTTTGGTGTCAAAATTCTAACCTATTAAAACATAAGAAAAGGGGAGAGTTACTCCCCTATCATTATGCTGCCTTTTGCTCTTCTGTTGAAGCTTTCTTATACGCAGTTACTAATTTCTTCAACTCACCAATCGCTTTTCTAGCTCTTGATTTGTTTACTTTCTTAGTACCATTGTGCTCAGTTTCAAAAGTTGTGAATAGAGCTTTCATTTGTTCGAATAGTTCTTGACTGTTCATAGTTTTTGTTTTTAAATGTTTATCCTAACCCCGTATTGGTATTTGGTTTACTACCAACCGGCATTGCTTCCATATACTTTTTGTGTAACAATTGTCTTTCCATTTCGGCTCCATTAGCACTCTCTTTAGTTGCCATCATTCCATCTGCTGATGTAGCGGTGTAAACATCCAAAGTACCATGTGTAGTATCCATCTTCGCTGGGAAGGTGATACCATCTTGTCCGAAACGATTTTTCATAACATGCACCCTAGCGGTATTGTTCAATTTATCTTTTGCTTTTCTACTCAAACTCATAATGAAATCGGCGTTCATTACTTTAGCGTAAGAATCTGCAATCTTATCCGCTTCAATAACCTCACTATCAATTGCTGAACGATTTGTTTGTGATGCTGTCCAAATTGGAATTCCTAACTCACCACTCATTCCTCTTAAATCAATATACACCCCACCTTGCTCAGCGTATGTACTATCGGTTTTGTTTGAATGTGATAACAATAAATCAGCATAATCCACAATTACTAAATCGGGCTTATTACCGGCTGCTATCATCTTTTCTAAGTGAGCTTGAATTGTTTTGGAACTTGCTGCTTTTGGTGGGAAGTATTTGATTTTTAATTTACCTCTTAATTTCTTTAAGGAAATCAATACTTCTTCTTTCTTATCAGATAACTCATGCGATGCTATGTGAGAGAATACCGTATCGTATCTCAAACCAACATACTCTTGCGATAATTCTAATGAGTAGTGTACCACAGTCTTTCCAGCTTTTACAGCTGCTGCTCCTAAAGCACATAATACCCAAGTCTTACCAACACCGGATGGTGCAACTACAACCCCCAATTCACCAGGTCCTAATCCACCATTCATAAGTTCATTGATACATTCCCAATCGGTTGCCACCGTATCTCTTTTTGTTTCATCATATCTTCTTTCAAAGTCTATGAGATAATCCATACCTAAATCAGAATCAACACCAACTTTCATTGCCTTATCAACCAACTCTTTGATTTTATCATAGTTGCCTGATTTTAGTAAATCAATTGATTGTACGATTACATTCTTTAAGTTTTGATTAATACAAAATGCTGTGAACTCATCTTTAATATATTCCAAATCGGTATTACCAATTTGTCCATATACTTCTTTGAGTTGAGTTACGATTGTTTTTTGTAGAGATTGATTATCAAGCTTAGATACTTGAACTTTAAATACATCTAACGAAGGTACTTTATTGTAATCTTTATGGTGCGATACAATTTCATCCACTATCCACTTATTTGCTTCGGACTCAAAGAACTTCTTATGGATTACATCTGAAAGTGTATCCATCATTCGTTCATCCGTAAGCAAAGCAGATATTACTTTGGTCTGAAATGATTGCCCATATTTAGAGAGTGTATCTTCGCTGTGCATAATTTAATTGGTTTACAAATATACAACAATTTAGTGGTTTCACCAAATTATTTTACTATTATATTTGTATAAGTTGATTTTAACCAATCGTTTATATCTTTCCAGTTTTGAAGAATTTTATACTTCATAGCGGCTTTGATAAATTCCATCTTGTCAAACTTTTTATTTGGTTCGGCAAAACGGTCATTAATTTTCAACTTCGTATTTGTATTGATATGTGGTTCTTGCAATTGCATGATTTGTTTATTTCGTAATACATCATTTTTAGCTGCAAGAATATCTTCATAGATTTTAGCATCTCCCCTTCTATCTTCACATATTTGAAAGAACTCATCAAAAGTTATTTCTCTATCTTCGGATAATTCAGGAAATCTTTTAAGAACAGTCTTTAATCCACATCCTTTAACACCAGGTACATTATCTGAATTATCTCCATCCAATGTTCTGAATAGTAAAAGGTTTTGCGGATACATTCCCCATTCTTCTTTAACCAATTCTCTATTGTATAATTTCTTTTTAGTTGGTGAAAATACAAATGTTTTTTCATCTACTAATTGTAAAAAATCTTTATCGGTAGAAACAATGTAACATTCTTCATCTTCTGCTAATACGTGCTTAGCTATGTGTCCTATTACATCATCTGCTTCGATACCATCATATATCATTGTAGTAATTGGTAAACTATCTAATAGGTCTACCAACCATACAAATTGTCTTTTCATTGAAAGTTGCTCATCTTCTTGAGACATCATTTCTGGGTATTGTCTATTAACCCTAAAACGATTCTTACCTCTATCAGCTTTATATCCTTCAAACAATTCTTTCCTACCTTTAGAACCACCCTTACCATCAAAGGTTAAGATAACTCTAGTTGGATTGAATTGGCGGATTTGATACCCGATTGAATTTAATGAACCAATAACTCCACCCGTATGTTCACCATCCTCATTCATAATGGGGTTGGTAGTCCAGCTACGGATGAAGGTATTTAGTCCATCTATGATAAGAACTCTACCATTCCTTACCCTTTGGGCATTAGATTCATGTTCAGATTCTACTTCATTGAGTAATTTTTTGTATAATTCTTTCATATTGTTTTGTAACATTTAATTAATCACCGATTACTTCTGAGTCTGTCACCAAACTATCAGTATCCAATGAATCTTTTTTGTATTGAGAAATTGTTGCTTCACAAATCCTTTTATAGATTTGCTCTTTAACTTCCTGATTAGATTCCAATGTTGTTGGAAAATCTTTGGATTGGAATTTAATCACTTCGCCAGTATCAATATCAGTATATTCATACCAAGCTCCTGATTGTTTCACAATACCATTATCCTTCATTATTGCTAACCAAGCTCCATAGTTATCAATTCCTCTGTCAAAGAAAATATCAAAATCTGCGGAACGTAACGGCGGTCCCATACGATTCTTTACTACTTGACAACGAACTTTAATACCTACGATTCTTTCGTTACCATTTTCTTTTGCTTTAATCGTTCCCATACTCTTTAATCTCAAACGAACCGAAGCATGGAAAGCGATTGCTTTACCACCACTCGTTGTCCAAGGGTCAGAGAAAGGCATTGCGTTCATCTTCTGTCTTAATTGGTTTGTGAAAACCAAAGTGATTTTCTGTCTACCAATAAGGTTTGTAATTTTACGCATTGCTTTGGAAATGATAATTGCTTTATCCGTAGCGTAACCATCCTTACCATAATCAGCTTCCATCTCCTTTTCAGTTGATGCTGCTGCTACTGAATCCACAACGATTGTTACATACTTATCCTTTGAGTTAGTTCTCACTTTCTCAATAATAGTTTCGGTATATTCAAAACATTGTTCAACAGTCTCAGCTGCTACATAAAGTAATTTGGTTGTATCTACTCCAATGGCTTCTAAGAATTCTCTACTTACGGCGTTTTCAGTATCAATCAACACAGCTATACCACCTAACTTTTGTGTTTCGGCAAGTAAGTGAGCTGATAGTAATGATTTACCACTTTGTTCCAAACCTGTCACTTCGGTAATTCTACCAACAGGCAAACCACCATACGGGCGATTTGAGATAGCCACATCTAACATTGATGCTCCGGTTGAAATCCATCCCTCTACATTAGTGGGAGCCTCATCCGAGTCCAAAAAGAATGCTACCTTTTGGTCTTTTGATTGTTTGTTTAGTGACTCAGCAAGCACTGCTGCTAAGTCCACTTCCTTAGTTGCTTTAGCCATATATTAACTTATTTTATGAATTGAAAAGGTCATCAAATGCTGCTGCCACATCATCTAATTTCTTAGCTGGTGCTGCGGCTGGCTTTGATGGAATTGTATCGAATGGTGCTTCATCATCGTTAGCAGTTGAAGATAAAGTTTCAGCTGATGCTGATTTTTCATCTTCAGAAGTTGCTGATGGATTCAACCAACCTTCTAATACATTTTTCAATTCTGCATAAGTTAATTCTGAATAAAGTTCAGTAATTTCTTTTTGAGAAGATAAGTACTTATCCGTTTCTTCTTTTGAAGTTGCCAATGGAGTTTCCTTTGGTTTAACACGGATTGTTGTTACAGGGTAAGATGTACCACTGTCTTCAGCTGATACTACTTC